ATAACAGGAAATCAAATTGCAAGAATTGGTGTTGTTGAAAATCCTCAACAATTTGGATCAACTACTCTCCTTTCAGCAGATAAAGTAAGTGCTGTTAGTGCTTTGAAGTTAGTTGGCACTGGATATAGCACTGCAACTTTCTCTGGAGACTCTTACTTTACTCAAACTGTATCAACTGGTACTACAGCAGTTGGAAGAGTTGTAAGTTATGATCAAAATACTGGTGTTTTGAAGTTCTGGCAAGACAGATCACTTGCTGGATTTAACACTGTGGGGACAGCACAAACTCAACCCACTTATGGATTTGATCTCACTGAGTTTTCTTCTAGTCCAGGAACTGGTGGATCTCTAGTTATATCTCCAACAACTGGTCAGGATCTATCAATTGATACTGCTTTTTCGGGTATAACTACCGTAATAAATAATCGTACATATTATCTTGGTCAAACTTTTGCTAGCGGTATTGCCAATCCTGAAGTTAAAGCACATTCTGGTAATATCATTTACGTTGATAATAGACCGTCCATAACACGGTCATCGAATCAAAAAGAAGACATAAAAGTTATTTTGCAGTTCTAAAGAATTATGCCACAACAGACTAACCTCAACGTAGCACCATATTTTGACGATTTTGATGCAACGAACGACTATCATAAGGTATTATTCAAGCCAGGATTTCCAGTTCAGGCTAGAGAGTTAACAACTCTCCAATCGATACTGCAAAATCAGATTGAAAGATTTGGACAGCACTTTTTTAAAGAAGGTGCTAAAGTAATTCCAGGAAATACTGGATATAGCCAAATATATTATTGTGTTCAGTTAGAGAATACTTATCAGGGTGTTCCTGTAGCAGCATATGTTGATCAGTTAGTAGGATCAAAAATAACAGGACAGAATTCAGGAGTAACTGCGTTTGTAGATAGTGTTTTATTACCAGAGGACTCTGAAAGAGGTAATTTAACATTATACATTAACTATCTGACTTCTAGCACTAGTAATAACTCTACTCAGATTTTTAGTGATGGTGAACCAATTGTTTGTAATGAAGCTCTGTCTTCAGGATTACTTGGAAATTCAATCATCCCTGCGGGAACTCCTCTTGCAGTAACATTAGAAACAGCAGCTGCTGCTACTGGTTCTGTATTCCAAATTGATAGTGGTGTTTACTTTATCAGAGGAAACTTTGTAAATGTAAACAAAGAAAGTCTTGTATTAGATCAATATACTACAACCCCAAATTATAGAATTGGTCTCTTAATTGATGAGAGTATTGTTACATCGGATATTGATGAAGAGTTAAATGATAATTCTCAAGGATTTAACAATTATGCTGCACCTGGAGCAGACAGATTAAGAATTAGTGTAAGATTATTTAAAAAAGCACTTGATGATTTTAATGATGATAACTTCATCTTACTTGCCACCGTTATCAACGGTGTCCTTCAGATAAACAAAAGAAAAAGTATCGCAGGTGGTGGTGTAGGATTTAGTGACTTAACAGATGTTCTTGCCAGAAGAACATTCGATGAATCTGGTCACTATTATGTTAAACCATTTGACGTTACTGTTGTAAACTCTTTAAATGATAGAGTTGGTAACGGTGGAATTTTTAACACAGGGCAGTTCTCTCCTGGTGGAGTAACTGTTTCTGATGATCTTGCTTTATATAAAATCTCTCCTGGAAAAGCATATGTAAAAGGATATGAAATTGAATCATTAAATGCTGTCTATCTGGATGTAGATAAACCAAGAACAACCAGAACACTTGAAGATCAAAATATAATTTATAATACTGGTCCTACTTTAAGACTTAATAGAGTTTATAGAAATCCAACAGTTGGATTAGGAAATACTTATTTTGTAAGTCTTAGAGATCAAAGAGTAGGATCTAGTCAAGAAACTGCACCTGGTAATGAAGTTGGTGTTGCTAGAGTTTATGATTTTAGATTGGAGTCTGGTTCATATAACACATCCGATGGAAATCTGAATGAGTGGAATCTTGCACTTTATGATGTTCAAACTAATGTAGATATCTCAATAAATCAAGCTCACACATTATCGACCCCAACTTTTGTAAAAGGTGCTAATAGTGGAGCAACAGGATTTTTAAGATATGCGGTTAGTGCTGGTACTGCACTTACAGTATATGAATCCGAAGGATCTTTCATACCAAATGAAAGACTAATCTTCAATGGTGTTGATGATGGAAGAATTGCTATTGCCATCACTGAGCATAATATTGCAGACGCAAAGTCCGTTTATGGAATGGTTGGATATGATGGATCTGATTCATCAGTCGGTATCAACACATTCAGTGCGGATGTAATCCAATCAACTAAGTTTACCGTTGGAATTGCAACAGTAAGTCCTCTCGTTGGAGGAGTTAGTACTGTAAAAAGCAATAATCCTGCATTCCCAGGAACTCTAATAAAAGAGAATGATTTAATTGAATACACTGATAACACTACAGGTGGACTTCTTACGGAGGATCCAATCGTAGCTAGAGTTGTTAGTGTTGGAACCACGCATATTGATATTGAAGGTGTAACTGCTGTTGCAGGAATTTCTAGTGGTCTTCTCCCTTCTGCAGCATTAAACGTAACTGACTTTAAGATTATTACAACAGATCTGGCATCATCTTCGGATGATTCTTTATTCACTGCATTACCAAAGATAAACGTATCTGATCTAAATCTTGATGATGCATCATTAACCATAAGAAAAACTTTTGACGTATCTATCGTAAGTAATGAACTCTCAACTCAAGTAGTTGCAGGAACAAACGAAACTTTCTTACCATTTGATGAGGAAAGATATCTTTTAATCAGAGATGATGGAACAACCGAATCTTTAAATGGTGATCAATTAGATATTTCACCCAATGGTAAAACACTGCAGATCCGTGATTTGGGATCTAATAGTGGTGCTACTCTGATTGTTTCTCTGAAAAAAATCAAACCAAAAGCAAAACAAAAGATCAAAAATAGAGTTAGTTCAATAGTTGTTGATAAATCCAAGTTAGTTGGATCTGGAATCGGAACAACAACTTTGAACAATGGATTGACTTATGGATCTTTCCCATTTGGAACTAGAGTTGAAGATGAGGTCATTTCTCTGAATGCTCCTGATGTTATTCAAATTCATGGAATCTATGAGTCTGCGGATACTTCTGCGGCATCTTGTCCCCAAGTCACATTACAGGCAATCAATACCACATCAACTACAACTCAAGAACTCTTAATAGGTGAGAGACTTATTGGTCAAACAAGTGGTGCTGTTGCAGTTGTAGCAGAGAAATTAGATAATTCTAATATTTCTTTTATCTACAAGAACGAAATTGCTTTTGTTGAAGGAGAAACTGTTGAGTTTGAGGAATCGGCAGCAGCTGCACTTATTTCAACATTAGTAACACCAAGTTTTAATGTCTCATCAAACTATTCTTTCCAAACTGGTCAGGAAAAAACATTCTATGACTATGGAAGAATAAGAAGAAAAGCAGATTCTTCTGCACCTACTAAGCAACTGAAGATTTACTTCATGAATGCTTCTTTCTCTTCAACAGATGATGGTGATATAACAACTGTTAATTCCTATGATCAGTTTGATTTTACGACTGAAATTAAAGATATAGATCTTAACAGAAATACTGATATCGTTGATATCAGACCTAGAGTTTCTACATTTGTTACTGCTGACACTAACACTAGATCACCTCTAGAGTTCCTTGGTAGAACGTTTACTGCATCTGGTCAATCAGCAACTACAGTACTATCTTCTGATGAAGCAATATTAGCAGACGTTTCGTACTTCCAAGGTAGGATTGATAGAGTTTACTTAACAAAAGAAGGTAAATTCCAGATAATGTATGGAACTCCTTCTGATAGTCCTGATAGACCTGATCCAATTGATGATGCAATTGAAATTTGTAGAGTTAGTCTCCCACCATTCCTTTATGATCCATCTCAAGCATCTTTATCTTTTATGCAACATAAGAGATATCAGATGCAAGATATCAAAAAACTTGAGGATAGAATCAAGAGTCTTGAATATTATACTACTTTATCTCTCCTTGAAAAAGAAACAGCAAACCTCTTCGTTCCAGATGACAATGGTTTAAACAGATTTAAGTCTGGTTTCTACGTTGATAACTTCAATGATTTCCAGGGACAAGAACTTAATATTCGTGTCAACAACTCTATTGATAGAAAGTTTAATGAACTGAGACCAAGACACTATACAAACTCAGTTGACTTGGTATTTGGACCTGTTGTTGATACAGATCCTACCGATGATTTAGGTTTTACGGATATTGAAGGTAATAATGTAAGAAAGCAAAATGATGTTGTAACTCTTGACTATTCTGAGGTCGAATTCCTCAAACAAAATTTTGCAACAAGAACTGAAAGTGTCACTCCTTTCCTTATTAGTTTCTGGAACGGAACTATAGAACTTACTCCAGCATCTGATAACTGGGTTGATACTACCAGACTCGATGCAAAGATCATCGAGACTGAGGGTAATTATAACGAAGTATTTAACGATCAAGTTGAAGCTGGCACGATCGATCCTCAAACAGGATTCGGTCCTATGATTTGGGATTCTTGGGAAACAAACTGGACTGGTGTTGAAGTTGTTGATGAAACTAGAGAAAGAGTTATTCAAAATGGTCCTGATGTTATTCACCAAGGTGAAAGATGGAGACCAGGAAGAAGTGTTCACACTAGAAGAGTTATTGATCAGGTTGTCGAAGAACAACTCAGAACAACCAGAGAGTTTGGAACTCGTTCAAGATCTGGTGTTAGAACCATTGTTACTGAACAGTTTGATATGGAATCTGTTGGAGATAGAGTTGTCAGCAGAGATCTTATTCCATACATGAGATCTAGAAACGTCGAATTCGTTTCTAAGAAGATGAAACCTCTTACAAGAATGTATGGATTCTTTGATGGTGTTGATATAACAGAATATTGTGTTCCTAAACTTCTGGAAATCACTATGACATCTGGAACTTTCCAGGTCGGTGAAACAGTTGTTGGTGAAATGATAACAACTGGTCTCAGTGAAACTGCGGCAGAATCAAATGCAAACATTAGATTTAGAGTTGCTCAATCAAACCATAGAGAAGGTCCTTATGATGCTCCTACTAAAACTTATGTAGAAAATCCATATTTAAATCTTCCATTATCCGCATCTTACTCCTCCACTTCTACTATTCTTAATGTAGATACATTCTCCCTTGCATCTCAAGCAAGAGGTGACTTCTATGGTTGGGTAAAGGAAGGAATGACATTGGTCGGATCTACAAGTGGTGCTATTGCTACCGTTGAAAATGTTAGATTGATCTCCGATCTTTCTGCTACTCTTATTGGCAGTTACTACATTCCAGATCCTAATAACATTACTTTCCCAAGATTTGAGACTGGAACAAAGACTTTCACTCTTACTAATGATATTGACAACAATCAGGATAATGCAACTACCATTGCAGAAGAATCATTTAGTGCATCTGGTACTTTAGAAACGGTTCAAGAAAATATTATTTCTGTTAGAAATGCAAGACTTGAACTGAAGAACGAGTTCCAGAGTAGAAACGTTAGCAGAGATCTTGGCACAGAAGTTGTTAATAGTAGAGTTGTTTCTCAAAGAGTGAGAGAACAGACGATCATCTCATACTATGATCCACTTGCACAGTCATTCTTAGTACAAGATGATACTGGTGTATTCTTGACCAGTTGTGATGTGTTCTTTAGATCTAAAGACGACATGGATATTCCTGTTGTCTTCCAGTTAAGAACCATGTCTAATGGTTCACCTACTGCAAGGATTCTACCTTTCTCTGAGGTTGTCTTAGATCCAGATGATATTCAAACATCAGCTGATGGATCAATTGCAACTAATATTCAGTTTAAAGCACCTGTATATGTTGAGGGTGGCACTGAATAT